ATTGTTCGTGTGTAAGTTTGTTGCATTAGCATAACTTTTCAAAGATTGTTTATTAGGTGTGTAAGATGATCCTAGTCCTTCTAGTAATTTACCTGCATTTCTTTGGCATAACATATACAAATTATAGAAACTTGTGTTTGTTTTGTTTAAGAAATCATCACTAAACACTATTTGACCATTAGTTGCACTAGAATTTTGTATTGCTTTTATTATTACATATAATCTTATGCTATATGTTAAATCTTTCCAGTAATATCCTGATAAATTTCCGTTACTTGTGTTTAAGTTTCCACCTTGTTTATTTATTTCTTCGTTACCTGTATCAAAATATTTAGGTGTTGATGCAGACGAGTAATAACCACGCATTGAATTACCAATTAATGATACTACTGTAGGTATTGTATAAGTTTCACCATCTGAACCTACTACATCTGTACCTGTTGAAGATTGTAATGCTGCTAAAACTGCAGTAGATGTATAGTTTCTGTCAAACTCATCTAAAAAATCTAAATCTTGTAACTTCTTATCTCCTAATACTTCTTTTAAATCTAACTCACCAAAGAATGTTACTTTATATGTATCAGGTCTACCATTTTTTAAATCTACTCCTTCTAATCTTAACTTCCCTTTTTCAAATGGGTAACTGTTTAATTCTATTTTTGCTATACTTTTCTTTCTAGCATCATAGGAATAATTTTGTGACTGTGTGAAATTGTAATAATGTTGAAAAAACTTATTGTTTGTTTTACTTGCAGGTAAACTAAAACTCTTAGAAAAGTTAGTAAATATTTTTGCAGGATCTTTTACATCTTGTATTGTCTGTGTTAAAGATATTGTTTCATCTTTAAATAGATCTAATCTAGTATAGTTTGTATCACTAGATCCTTTAACATATAATTCTATATTGTTCATTATCTAATATTACTAATCATATCAAAGGCATACTCTGCTGTTATTGTGTATTGTATTACCTTATCACTAACACCTGTTTTTATTGTCTGTTGATTATCAGTTATATTAATTGGTACTGTTTGTTCAGATCCTCCAGTTTCTTTTCTTATCCATACTTGCTCACTAACTAATAATTGTTTTATAGAATCGTTTACGCTATCGTAACTCATAGGTGGGCTATTAAGTATGATCTTCTCATTTGCTAAAGTATTAAACTGTCTTATACTATGTTTCTGTTTATTATACTCAAAACTACTGTTAGCTATATTTCTTTTAAATGTTGTTTTGTTTACATTAATGTTTTCTGTAGTTCTACCAGTAAAATAAAAATCTTGTAATGCTCCATATTTATTTACAAATGTTATTTTGTATGCTGTATGTTTATTACAAACCCTGTTAATTGTTATTGATTCTCCTACTACACTAGCACTTGTTGCTGTTGCAGAATACGCAGAATAATCTATAGTAGACCCATTCCAATATGGTATTACTCCTGCTGTATTATCAGGTACATATAATTGTTTATTGTCTTGCATTAATGGTGTTCCAGTTATAACCTTAGCACTATTTTGACCAGTACCTAAACCTTCCATAAATTCATAGTAACCATCTAATCCTATGTGTGATATTGCATAAGAATCCATATTATGTACAGTACCACCTGTATTTATATCATCAATAGTTGCACTCTTAAATTGAATAGATCCACCTATAGTTATAAATTGACCTGCGTATGAATTGTCAAATGTTATATCTAAATAATCTCTACAAATATCAGCTATCTCGAAACTCACAGTTCCAGTTTCTTGCCCACTAGTTCCTGACAGCACAGTATCTTTGCTCATTTCAGAGATCTGTACACTATTGACTGTAAGGGTTAATGTTGCACTTTTAGCCACTCTTGAATTAACTGCGTCATAAGTGTTGCTTTGTGTTTCGTAGTACGGACTTCTTAATAATATTGTTGCCATTAAATATTTTTTATTAAACCTGCTTCTGTCATACTATCAATCATATCAATAATCATTTGATCACTAAATATGTTTTGTAAATCTTCAGGTAATTTTTTAAACTCATTTACAAACGGTATAGTAAAAAAATTGTTTGCTCTTATACCTTTCTCAAATATAGATCTAGCAAGTACAAATCCTATCTGCTTATATGTACCTTTTGTATATCTACCTTTAAGATCTCTAAATCGTATGTTCTTTGCTTTTGACCACCCTCCTAACGCAGTACTAGGTGGTTGACTTTTAAACTTAAATGGTGTGTTCTTATTTACTCTATAATTACTCTTCGTACCTTTTACTCCACTATCTATGTAATCACCATAATCTAACATTGACATACCATAAGCTATACCATCTTTGCTTTCAAAAAGTTTCTCATACTTTATGCTATTGTATAATCGTTTAGTGTTGTTTATAGGTCTCTTCTTTCTTTGTAGTTTTGTACCCTTGCTTAAATTCTGTCTAGCTTGTTTCTTAACAGCTTTAAAAAACTCTTCTAATCTAGCATTAAGTTTATCCGAATACACTAACATATATATAAATCATTAGGCATTTCTATTTCTAGATCTGCATTCCAACCTGCTAAATTATTTTCAAACCTATCTACAAATGGTTCACAACTAGGATCATTTACCACTTTGTATCCTGTTTCGCTAAGATCTCCAAACCTTAACTTTTGTATTAACATATTAAGTACTCCTAATTGCGTGTTTAATATATCCTGTTCGTCTGTATTCTTTCTAAACAAATCATCTTCATTAGAATTGCTACTGTCTTTTATATCCATTACTAATACTGTTACATTAAATACCAGTGTCTGTTCTGTAGATGTAACGCTGTTTACAATAAAGTGTGCTAATGGAAATATAGTTTGTTTTGCTAAATCTATATCAGATATATCACCGATTGTTACTGTCTTTGTAATGTTGTTATTTAATAGTGATGTTTCTAATGCTTCACTTAATAAATAGTATGCTCTAGCTGCTGCGTTTCCTTGCATTTGATTTTAATTCTGCTTGTTCTAATTCGTTTTTCTCTTTAATATATAATAGTACATTTAACGACATCATTAATTTTTCTTTAGTGATATCTTCGAACTTTGTAATATCTCCTTTAGCGAGTTCGTAAATGCTTGTATACCACCCCCATCTTTTAGCGAACTGGTTTGATCTACCGTAAGGTTGCTCAATTCCTGATCCGTCAAATAATCCATCATATTGCTCGACAACTCGATTCCTAAATTGTAAAAAAAAACCACCGAACTAAATACTACATCTAACGGCATATCTTTCATTACATCAGTTTCTAAAGCTTCATACTCTATTATGTTATACTTGTCTTTATGTTTTTGTTTTATTGGTCTATAAAGTACGCTCATTGCTTTATGCATATCGTCCCAACTCTGCATATATGTTTCAATATCTATATACTCTCCTAATGATATATCTTCTAATACTGGTATAAAACCATACTCTGTGTCGTTTAGTTTGAACCTGTTTATTAGTTCAGGCTTTATTTCTAATAAGTCATTTAGTATTGTTACGATCTCATTTATATCATTGATCTTTACTTTAAACGTGTCTTTCAGATCTATACCACAAAATATCTCTATCATTTTTTGTGCTACAAATATTCCATCTCCATTATCTTTTTGCACCTTTATAAACTTTTGATATTGACCAAGCGTCAACTCATTTAATTCTGTTGGTACGTTTAATGATATTTTCATAAGTATATAATACCAAATTAGGTATTTTTTTTCAATAAAAAAAGGGAGCCATCTACGAACCCCCTTGTAACTAGACTAACTAATATGAAATGAACGTTATGTAGATGTAAGTTCTTCTTTTATAATTTCAAAATTTATCTTGTCTTTATCTAGTCCGTACGTTATATGTGTGTGTGGATCATTAAATGCATCTTGTATAAATAGATCCTCTAATTGTGAAACGTCTAACAGCTTTAAGAAATCTAAATCATAATGACCATATACATATCTAAAAGCCATTACAGTTTGTGCCATTGATTTTACTTCTGTTTTCTCCATTATATTAGTGACCGTAATTTGCGTTAGTTTGACATTTAGGTCTACCGTCCCATAAAACTGCCCATTGAAAAGAGCTAATCATAACTCCAGGTCTTTCAGGATCTTCAGTGTGTACTTTTCTCCTATAGGTTCTTGTACCTTCAGCTGCAGGATAAGGTAAAACAGTATCCGTTGTGTAGCTTCCTTGTTCGTCTGCTAACCTAGATTCTATCTTAACTACTTCTACCATAGTTTTACCAACTAGCTTTTTAACTTTATAATAGTCAATGTTAGTTTGGTCATACCCCCAACTTGAGTAGAGGATATCATTTACTTCTAATTTTATTGTTGTTTGTGCCATTATTATATTTTTATTTTGTGTATTAAATTACTGAAATTTACTTTCATATCTTGCGATACATCATCTGTTGCTTGTACAGCTGAATCTATATCGTGATATAAATAACCATCAAATAAACCATACAGCATATTAAGTAATGGCTTGTTTGTAGGATCAAGATCTAGTATTATATTCATTACTAAATCTATATCATCTTTTGTAAATAATTCCTGTCTGTTGAAATTACTGTGATTGTGTGTGTATTGTGTTACTGTCATTTTATTATCTATTAGTTATGAAATAAAGTTAATAAATATCTATGACTTGACCAAATCTATTTTTTACATAACTGTATACTTTCCAAAAGTAGGCTTAGATATAATACTGTATGTTCCATATCTTACAGCGTCTATGATATGGTTGTTCTTATCTTCAGGTACATTAGTTAGTTTACCTGCTTTATCTTCTATCCATTTGTAGTTTCTAAACTCTTGTATTGCATTATTACTATCAGTAGTTATGTTTAGTTTGTAACGCTTTAATAAATCTATACCTGCGTTTACACTATCTCTACCTTTTATACTCGGTCTAACATTCCACCCCATACGTCTAAGTTCATCATTTAATCTAGGTTCTGCTGAATCACCAAATATCATATTTCTACCTACTCCTATTTCTATAAACGCATTATGTATATCTCTAGCTGTCATCATAGTTCTATATAGATACTCTTTAATATATATAGTATGATCTTCAATCCATATACCTACCATAGCTGTAGGATCATTTGTATAACCGTAATCTAATCCATAAGATATAAACTTTGCAGTTTCAGGTATCGTCTCGCAAACTGCTGTAGTGAATATTATAGATTTGCTACTTCCTCTTTGTCCTTTACCATATATCTGCCAATATAATTCATCAGTATTTTTTAATCTTTCTATCTCTTGTATTAATACTGGATCTAAGAACGGATTATCTAAGTATGTAGTAATGTAAAAGTCGCAATCCTCACGTTCTATAATATCATCATATATCCAGTGATATTCATCTGACGGATTGTAGTCTATTATAATTCTATTTGTAGTTCTTATGTTTAATTGAAAAAAATCCTCTTTTGTTAACTCATTACCTTCATTAATAAATAGTAGATCTCGTTTCCTACCACGTATTTTCTGTGGTTCATCTAAACTTACAAACTCTA